TTAAAACTGGTCATCCTCAATGCACAGAGGCAGACTTAACTGCATGGTTGAGGGCCTTTTCCTTCTCTGTTATAGGGCAGTGACCTGTATCAACCGACGCACGGCTTAGTGGTATGTCCTTTATTTATTTTACCTTATTCTTCCTCTTCTTCAACGGTGGTAAATCCTTCTTCTTCCGGTAAGCGTTAGCTCTAATTTCTGATTGAGTTAATTTTGTGGGATTCTTACCTAATAGCTTTTGTATTCTGGTCATTACTTGCTTCACAATTGGACGCACAGCGCGTAATAGGAGAGGGGTTGAAGCCGCTGCGCTAGTTGCAATTATTGCAATACCTCCAACCTGAACAACTTGAGGAACACTTGGAATAGCATCAATAATTTGCTCAGTAAATGAGACTTCTGAATATTGAGTGACGCATCTATTTCCGATTAGTTCATATCCTGTTATCTCTTTCGACCCCTTCCCGTCAGCCACCTTGGTCCCAATCGGTTCTGCTCCAGGAGGCGGACAATCCGTTTTCTTTGCGGGGGCTGGTGGTGGTTCTTCCGTTGGTGGTGTTTCTGGTTCTGTGTGTCTTTGCGGTTGTGACTCCTCAATTGGAACGATCTCTTCAGGTACAAAATTGATCGGGGTATATGAAGGGATTTGCGCCCCTCCATCGCAGTACGCCACATTTTGTTCAGGATCATTTGATATAAGAGCCTCATTCTCATAATTAGCCTTTCTAACTTCTACGCAAGGCATCTCAATAATCGGAAACCCTATAGGCACTGCAACCGGAATATTTGGAGCATTTAAAGATGGATGAATATAAATACCCGATTGAATATCTGGAATATTGATCCCTTTGATTTGAATATCAGGTATCTCGCTCACGATCTATTGGTTTTGGGAACGGTTCATAAGGATCTTTTTTTGTAATATCTACCCACTTACCATTCGTGTAATAAAACATCAATTGATTGTCTGGGTGGATATAAGTATCCCCTTCTTGTGGCCCTTCTGGTTTTGTCATTTCTTCATTTTACGGTCAAAGTGGAGGTCAATTCTTTTTTTACCGTAGTACAAAGCGACAATCCAAAGGGTAAATAAAAAACCCTCGGCATAACTCATTGAGTGCCAGGCATTAGTTGCGGCTTCCATTGTTTTAAGTGGGTAGAGTGCCAAGAGATCGTCTGATCTCTCTTAGTTCTTCGAAATCTTTTTGTTTTGTTCCCCCGTCATACGGCCATGCGTACCCTTCCGCAATCATCAGCTCGTTTAGTGAAACACCTGCATTCCCGACGTATATCCATCCTAATAATCTTCCATATTTTCCAGTTGCTCCTTTATCCAACTCCGTCCGAATCATCAGAGCTTCGCCATCGTTCTTTGCATCCTCAAGTTTGTCCTCCAGCCACAACGTTGCGTCTAGTCCCAACTTCTTCTCCTCTTGATTCCTCGTCCTTTTCTCAGGAGTGTCTACCCCAGCAACTCGCACCCGTTCCTTCTTTAAAAGATCAAAACCAAGATCAAAAGTCACATCGATAGTGTCCCCATCGACAACTCTATCTATTGAATGAACTCGGTAGTTCCAACAACTAACACGGCTAGGAGGTTTCATTAGAATTTTGGGATAGGAGCCGTGGGGATGGCAGGGCCAGTTAAATTTTTCGGTATAGGGAGCGATTCGGTTAAATTCCCAATAAGTTCTTTTTTGAGCTTTTCTTGATTCTCCTCGTTAGTAATAAATAAATACCCATAGATCCCACCGCCTGAGATTGCAACAACAAGCAAAAAGGAGATTACACTTAGAGCATTGATAATCTTTTGCATGGAAGGTATTTGGAGAGAAGCTTTTTTTAAAGCTCTTACACCAATAATTCTAATCCTGTTTGCAACAGGAGCCGCTTTATTACCTCTTTATGTTTTATATGACAAAGAAGTAACGGTCAGACAACGACCACCTTTGTCTGAGCGTCTTTATCGTTAATCTGCGGGGTCTGGAGTGTTGGTTTTTGCCCATTCTAAATATATTGCATAATCTGTATTCCCTTCTGCGAAAGGAATATCTAGAGAATAAGAACCAAAGTTTCGAGTGACCGCAACTTCGCGGCCTTCATCATCTTTGATTAATTTATAAAGCGCCATAATTAAAGTTCCGCTGACCAACCGACTCTAGCTCCAGAATTAAAACAAACTGCATAGATTGACATTCCTGCATCATCTGAACCAAACGAATCAATTGCTGTACATTTGAGTTCAAAGAACTCTTTCCAAGAGCCTAACAGAGTCCAATCGCTAGTTGTATTAACACCGCCTACAACTTGTATCCTGAACCAAGCAGTACCTACAACTTTATAAAGACTTGGTGAAGCCCTCATTGGAACATTAAAAGTACCTCTAAATCTACAATCTTTAGTATCTTTATTCCATACCAGACCTTGCATAAAAGGCTGTCTGCCTTTGTCATCTGAATAAGTATCAGTAGATGGATCAACGATCATATGGAAATAGCGATGGCATCGACTAAGCTCATCTGAGTAGCTTCTGTGCTCAAAGTCAGTGGCTATTCCGTTATCTGAAACTTCAAATTGAATACCTGTTATATGAAAAGTAGCGGAATTTGTCCCGATTAAAGCGGTCTCTCCAGAAGCACCAATCTTTGTGCCTCCTGATGTTGTCCAACTTCCCGCAGAACCTTGATAATCAGAACCTACACCTAGACTCCAATAAATCCTTACTCCTGCGCTGGTATTTGTAGCCATTGTCCCCGTCGTTACAGGTGGAACATTAATGGTGTACCTATTCCAGTTTGTGTTTGCGATTGTATAGGTAAAAGGATAATTAGTATTACTGTCAGTCTTCATTGATCCTGAGAACGTTCCAGTAACGCTTGATTTCACGTAAAAGGAAAGTGCAACCCTTTTTGCTGCTGAAGTTCCCCATCCAATATCTGCGACATTATTCCCCTCGATAGCTTGAGCAACATAAACATATTGACCCGCAGCTAAAGAAGTATCGGCAGTTGTGACTGTTGCTTTTAATGAATTGACAAAATTGTCAGGTGATTCTGTTGACTGTTCAACTGTGATTGCACCATTTGTATTTTCATAAGCGTATGTTCTGTCAACTCCATAAGTATCACCACTGACCGTTACTGCTGACGTTTGTCTTTGGGCTACAGTGCAAGCTCCATTAATGATGCGATTTCTACCCGGTATATTGGAAACAGTTGCCGTACAAGTGCCATCCGTATTATTAATAGTTATCGCAGCGGTTGACGCTGCAACACCTTTAATTGAATTGACCTTTAGTTCGCTCATGGTTTTGGATTGTCACTCTTGACTTTAGCAATGGCTTCCTTCCATTTGGTAGTGCCATTGACTTGATCCCAGTATTGGAGGTCAAATTGTTCTTGTAGACTAGGATAAGAAGCTGCTCTATCTCTTTGATATTTTAATGCTGCATATTCAGCATCTAAAGCTGTTCTTGCTTCTGTAACCTTACTATCTTCAATAGTTACTTTGTTTCCTGACGCATCAAAACAACCTTTCTTTTCGTAAATTGCTACCACTTGTGGGTAGGCTTTAAAAATTGCTTCACCATCCATTAGACTTCCACCTCATAAATAACCATTGTTGATTTCCAAGTACTTGTGCTTGAACCAACATTAGTCGTATCACCATTATCATCAACTTCGACGATAAAAGTAACTGCACTACCTGTACTATATGATTGATCCATATACCACGTTGTATTAAACGAACCTTTTATATCACTATCAGTAGCATTCTTAAATTCTCTTATTCCTCCTACATATGTACTGTTACTATCCCTACATCTAACAAGTATCTCTCTACTAGGATTTAACATATAAAATGAACTAACATTTACTATGAATTTTGAACTGGCAGATACAGGAGTTATATCTAAGTCAAAGAATGTAGTGTAACCACTTGGATTATTAAGATTATTAGCTTCTTCAGCACCTACTACTTGAAGGACTTTACCTCCCCCAGCCCATCCTAAATTTCCCGAACCGTCAGTTTTTAAAAGTTGGTTGGCACTCCCGTCAGCAACAGGGAGCTTCCAGGAAAGATTAGCGTTACCTGTTGTTGCAGAAGGGGCCGCTATTGCGGTCGTTCCTCCTCCTGAATCTGCTGTGAGCTTAAGATTTGCTGGCATGGGTCAATCTTAACTTGGCTTAGGGTACTTGTCTTTAATAGCTTTTATATCAGCTTTCCAAGCATTAAGACCAGAGTGGTAAATCTTATCAAGTTGGTCAGCATAACTTGGATATTCAGCTTGCCTTTTATCTTTGTAAGCCTCGTTTGTTTTTAAAGTATCTAACCTTGAGACTTCCGCTTTTATTTGAGCTTCAGTAGGTTTAGCGATACTGGAATCATGCCAAATTAATTTACTGTAATCGCTAGTGATCCCTCCCCAAGACCATTTGCCTGTAGGGGACAAGCTTTTTAAAGCCTCTTCAGATTTAATTTGTTCTAAATAGCTCATTAGTTATTCTCCAATTCTAAAAGAACCATTGATGAATGTGCAGAGTCATTACACGCAACAGTGTTACCATCAAAACCTGATTTAATTGCCACTTTATAAGTGACTTCACTGGTCGTATTTGGATGGTCAATTATAGATCGAGGAATAAAACCAGTTTTATAACTCCAGACATCACTTTGATCTGTTGTACTATCTTGGGCCATCCTAAAAGCATAAAAACCTGAAGCATCAGCAGCATCAGCAATTATATCTGTATCTGATCCACCTACTGTTTTATAGATTTTTATACCTATATTATTTCCCGGTTTGCTTTGATAGCCAGCAGTACCGTAATACAAACCAACATGTAAGTTTAACATTACTAAGACTCTACTAGAGGTTGATGCTGGAGTAATCGCTAAAGGAATATTTCCATCTGTCCAAGTATCTTTATCATTATTAGTTACGCGTTGATTGCCATCTCTAGTTATAGATTTCCATTGAAGAACTTTACCTCCACTAGCTGCGGCCCAAGAAGGAGCTGCACTTGCTCCGCCTGATGTTAAGACTTGTCCACTCGTCCCATAGTTTGCCCCCGCAATTCCAACTTGTCCTGCACTTGCAACCCTGATCCTTTCTGTCCCAGCGGTTGAAATAACAACTTGATCGGACGACCCAGCAATTCCGCTGTTTGCGTCAGTGTTTCTAAAAGCTGGGGAGGCGGCAGAGCCATCTACGTTCGCTATCCCCGTTGTGCCGTTAATAGTTACTGGCATAATTTAAACGATAGTCCATTGACTATTAGCTGGAATAGTAACAGTCTTTCCTGCATCTATTGTAATCGGCCCAAAGGAACCCGCATTACGGGCTGCTGTTATTGAGTAATCGTGAGTCACATTTTGTTGGTTTTCCCAGAAAACAGCATTATCACCTGAGTTTCCTCCAGTTGCTCCGCCTCCGCCTCCACCGATCTCGCCCCAGGCTGGCGATGCCCCTGAGTAGCCTTCGAAGGAATTTGTAGTTGTGTTGTAGCGCAGCATTCCAACCGCTGCGGATCCTGGGCGTTGGGCGGTGGTCCCGTCTGGGCACTTAATTGCTGTATTGCTATCGAAGTCGGC